CATGGGCAGAAAATATTGGAAAAAGAAAAGTTATATTTTCCAAGGTTTTGTCACAACAAATCCACTAGCAGAGGACACAACACCTGAGAATCCAATCAGAAGATTCATAATTGGACCTCAGATTTTTAATATCATCAGAGGAGCATTAATGGATCCAGAGATGGAAGAAATGCCAACTGATTACGTTAAAGGTGTTGATTTTAGAATTACTAAAACAACTAAAGGTGGATACGCTGACTACTCAACATCGAAATGGTCTAGAAGAGAAAGAGCTCTGGATGAATCAGAAAGAGCGGCTATTGAAAAACATGGCTTACACAATCTAGGTGACTTCAGACCAAAAGAACCAACGGAAGCAGAAGTAAAAATAATCAAAGAATTATTTGAGAAATCTGTAGAAGGTGAGGCTTATGATCTCGAGCAGTATGGACAGTACTTCAGACCAGCAGGCGTGGCTTACCAAGGTAAACCACAGGTAGCAGTACCAACAGCATCGGCTCCGGCGGCTCCAGTAACAGAGGCGGCTCCAACAGTGGCACCTGTAACTGAAACTGCTCCAGCACCACAACCAGCGGCGGCTACGGCTCCTGCAGGTGACAGTGCCAAAAGGGCAGAAGACATCTTGAAGTTGATTAGATCAAGACAAGCAAAATAGTCTGACATGCTATTCGAAATAGATTCGAAACCATCTTTTCGAATAGATCTTTATGATAATATCGTCGCCCATAAATGGAAAAAACTAATACAATCCATTTATGTTGGCGACGGTAATGATATAGACCATAAGAGGACATTTTTACACTTGAGAACAATACAAGAAATACAAGATATGCTTTTAGAAGCCATTGAGATTATTAACAAATTCCTTAAGTCTGATTTTATAAAAGTACCAAAAAATATTGATTGGAATGATCAAAGTTTTTACAATGACTTGCATATTGCTTTTGAAAAACTATCAGGCGAACATGACAATCCAACAAGATTAATGAAAATTGCTCCTGTAGATGTACAAGAAAGTATAAGGGATTTGAATTATTGTATTCATGCAATAGAGAACGAAAACAATAGAGACGGTGCAAATCTCAGAGTCCAATGGACAAAAGCAAGAAAAACCACCCCTAGGATAAAGTTGCAAGATGAAGAGTATGATTTAATGCAATTCCACAAGGTAAAGAACGAAGTATATTTGGCCTACAACGAACTTGGCAAAGATAATATGGACTTATGGCGAGATGGATTACCGGCCGATTATGCCAAAACAAAAGAAAAACATTACATAGGTGCTGACATAGATATATCATTTGTAGATAGAGAAAGAATCTTTGAAGATGATTTTTTAGAGTGGTGCAAGACACATGATATTGATGCCTACAAAAAAGAAAATGGTATGGGATTATTGCCAATTGGTAAAATATCATCATTTGATCCACCTGAACATTTGACAAAACACAGTAAAATAGATATAATAGAAGGAGTAAATTAAAATCATGACAAAAGTATTTGACGCAACAAAATTTAGAAAAAGTATAACGAAGTCTATCCAAGGACTAGGTATAGGATTTAGTGATCCAACAGATTGGATATCAACAGGTAATTACGCACTGAATTATCTCATGACTAGTGACTTCAACAAAGGAATTCCCCTAGGCAAGGTTACAGTACTTGCCGGTGAGTCTGGTGCGGGTAAATCATACATAGCATCAGGCAACATTATTAAAAATGCACAGGATCAAGGTATATTCGTAATACTAATTGATACAGAGAATGCATTAGATGAACAGTGGTTACAAGCGTTGAACGTAGACACATCAGAAGACAAACTTATGAAATTAAGTATGTCCATGGTCGACGATGTAGCAAAAACTGTTTCAGAGTTCATGAAAGGTTACAAAGACCAACATGCAGATAACAAAGAAGGTGCACCTAAAGTACTATTTGTAATAGACAGTTTGGGCATGTTGCTTACACCAACAGATGTTAATCAGTTTGAAGCAGGTGAGATGAAAGGTGACCTGGGTAGGAAACCTAAGGCATTGACGGCACTTGTAAGAAACTGTGTCAATATGTTTGGAAGTTGGAACGTAGGACTTATAGCAACTAACCACACATATGCATCACAGGATATGTTTGATCCAGATGATAAGATATCTGGTGGACAAGGATTTATCTATGCATCAAGTATCGTTGTTGCAATGAAAAAATTAAAACTTAAAGAAGACGAAAAAGGCAACAAAGTAAGTGATGTAAGGGGTATCAGAGCCGCTTGTAAAGTGATGAAGACAAGATATGCCAAGCCTTTCGAAGGCGTACAAGTGAAAATTCCTTACGACACAGGCATGGATCCATACAGTGGACTAGTGGATTTGTTTGAGAAAAAAGGTCTACTTGTACAACAGGGCAACAGACTCAAATATATTGATTCAAAAGGCAAGGAACACATAGAGTTTAGAAAAGCATGGGTCGGTGATAAACTAGATATGATAATGGCAGAGTTCAAAGAAACTGCACCTGCCGAATCAACAGAAGAAAAAGAATAAGATGATAGATTTCACACACGAAGATATAGAACGGTTGTGGAATGCGATTGTGCATTACGTCCCAGAAAGACAGAAATCGGACATGGCGATAGATTTCATAAAAAGTTTAGAGGACATCGGTGTTGAAGTTGACGAAATTAAAGCGTCAGCAGAATATGATCCAAAACTTGAAGAAGCCATAAACACTGTGTTCGAAGAGGACGATGAGTCAGACGGATACGGTGATGATGATTAATTGGTATAACGAAGTCAGCAGAAATTTAGATAAGATTCCAGATTGCGTGGCATATTTTGATAAAGAATTGCTAGAAGCAAAAAGACAATGTAAAATATACGGCAATTTAGAAAAGGCAAGTGCGGCATTGCCTGGAATAGTAGAAGAAAGATTTGGACAATTACAGCAACTAGAAGCAATACTAGAATACCTAAACATAGAATTAAGAAGACTAAGATCAAAAACCTTTAGAAAGTTTTTAGAAAATTACAACAGAGCACTATCAAGTAGAGACGCAGAAAAGTATGTTGACGGAGAAGATGATGTTGTAGATATGACGAAAATCATAAATGATTTTGCACTATTAAGAAATCAATGGCTAGGCATCACTAAAGGACTTGATCAAAAACAATGGCAAATAACGAACATTGTAAAACTTCGAGTTGCAGGAATGGAAGATGCCGACATCAAATAGTAGAATAATCCTTACTGATGTAGATGGAGTTCTGTTGGAATGGGAAAACCATTTCACAGAATGGATGCTACAAAGATCTTATTACGAAAAAGAAGTTGGAGAAGGATATGTGGGTAAGAAAATTTATCCTTACAAATTATTAGACAATAAGCAAAATACATACGAAATGGCAGAACGCTTTGGCCTTTCAAAGACGCAAATAAGAAAAGAAATTAGAGAATTCAATAAAAGTGCCTGGATGGGTACTCAATGTCCAATTCCGGACTCACAAACTTGGGTTAAACTATTGGCCGCAGAGGGTTGGACATTCATACCAATCACATCACAAACCTCAGACATACCTGCACAACTTTTGCGTAAGAAAAGACTAGGCGAATTATTTGGTGACCATATTTTTAAAAATTATCATATTCTAGACACAGGATTTGACAAAGATTCCGCTTTATCGGAGTTTCACGGTACCGGACTGTATTGGGTCGAGGACAAGCCTGCCAACGCTTTAGCCGGGCTCAAATACGGTTTAAAACCTATATTAATTGACCATCCTTACAATCGAGACTTTAACCATCCTGAGATTACCAGAGTAAATAATTGGCAAGACATTCATAGAATATTATCAGGAAGAAAATGAAAATATACGTAGGACATGACAGCAGAGAAGATATCGCATACCAAGTTTGTGAACATTCTATAAAACGTAGAGATCCATCTGCAGAAGTTATTCCATTGAAACAAAAACAGATGAGAGACCAAGGTCTATACACCAGACCTGTAGATAAACTTGCATCAACCGAATTTACTTTTACAAGATTTTTTGTACCATACATGAATGATTTCAAAGGGTGGGCAGTATTTTGTGATTGTGATTTTCTTTGGAAGATACCATCTCATGAACTTGTAAAATATTGTGATAATTCAAAAGCAGTTGTAGTAGTTCAACATGATTACACTCCAAAAGAAACAACCAAAATGGACGGACAAGTGCAGACTGTATATCCACGAAAGAACTGGTCTAGCATGGTACTTTGGAACTGTGAACATCCTAAGAATAAAATATTAACTCCAGAATTACTTAACGAGGAATCACCCAAATTTCTACACAGGTTCAGTTGGTTAGAGGATAATGAAATAGGATCATTGCCATTAGAGTACAACTGGTTGGTAGGTTGGTATAAAGAACCAAACGACGGCACTCCCAAAATACTACACTACACAGAGGGTGGGCCATGGTTTGACGGCTATCGAGATTGTGAGTACGGCGATGATTGGAAAAAAGAATTAATAAATCTTTTTAGTTCGTAATGAATTGGTTAAAACTTAAAAAACAACATTACTTCAAAGAACCTGTAGAATTCATTTATACTTCAGAGTTATTCGATAGATTAGAATACGATATCCTTTATGAAAATTTGAACGACCTGTCACATAAAGTTTGGCAGGAATTTGATGAGAAATACAAGGTACCTTTCCAACTATATCAAGACATTAGGGAAATCAACACAAACAAAGAAGTGATTTGTTTATGGTTTTTTAGAGATCGCAACGATCAGAGTAAAGGAAATGACATTGTCATTGCTGGTAAAACAATTACATACTTCCACAACACTTTCCTAATAACTGAATGTAAAGATATAGAAATTCGTGAAAATAATAAAAGGCAATACATACACAGACCTTTTATTCAAATAGACCTTAGTAAAAAAATATATCAAGAGTTAGTGAAAAAAATCAAATGATTGGTGAAAAATTTATAGAAAAATGTTTAAACAACAGCACTATCAATGATCCATGGCCTCATCAAATTATAAAAGACACATTACCTGCTGAAGATTTCGACACATTGCGTAGAGAATGTGAATCCTTGGATGTACCAAAGGACAAACTAGTACATATACACCCAAGAGAATTTGATGATCATAAAATTTCTTTTTACGATCAAATACACGATATCAGCACAAAAATAAAAGAAAATGCAAAACGAATTTGCGAAATGTATCCTGCTTATAGATGGTTTCAAGATCTATCAGTGAACGCACACATATCTATCACACCGCCATTACCGTGGAAGTTCTACATACATCAAGAAGGTCTTGACAAGATATGGAGTTCTGTAACTTATGTTACTCCCGCTAAAAACATTGGAACAAAGATGTACACGAAACAAGATGAGAATGCATTTGTAAAAGAAGCAGAATGGATACCTAACACAACATTTATATTTTGTGGACAACAAAATAAAACATGGCACAGTTATGAGAGTAATCAAAATGAACAGCGAATTACTTTGAATCTTTTCCTCATGAAAAAGAATAAAAAATGTTTTATCTAATTGTTGTTTATAAAGTCCTGTAAGGCAGTTACATCAGCCTTGATATATCTGTTTCTTACTTTTTCCCAGACATATCCGTCTCTTTGATTTATACTTAAATTTGACCGAATCTGCCTTCCAGCATTGTCGTCTATAATTTTTTTTGCTTTGAACTCTACTGTTGGAAGATACAAACATCTGTTTAATTTACGGGCCACTTTTTGAGTGTAGGTGTCAACATGCCAGTGCCAAAATACCACAGGAGCCAACCACCCTAGTGTGTTTGTCCAATTTTTATGCACTGCGAAGTGAGGCGCAGGTAATGGTTTGTCAGGCCATAACGTTTTTTTCTGCGTTAATCTTTTGCTCCCCTTAATTCTACCATCGCTAGGCACTACCATTAATATTCTGTCTTCGTATTGGTTAATTTCGTTAACAATTAATTGATCCCAGTGTTGTGTCTTAACTTGTACATCATCACCCATTAGCATTACAACATCATGTTTTGCCTTATCACACATTAAATTCCAACTGTAACAAGTTGACTGATTTGGACCAACTACATAATGTTTTTCATCCAATAAATCTTTATATTGTTCAAGTTTGTCATCGTCATCGTTAAGGTAAAAAAGAAATTCTGTGTCACCTTTTTGTGTTTCCTGAGTGGTTTGTACTAGACGTTTAGCATATTCCGGACGGCCTCTTGATGGACAACAAAAAGAAATCATATCAATTTCTTCTTCCAAGTATCTGGTGTTTGGTCATTAATGATTTCTAATGGCAGATGATATTGAAATTTTTTTGTGCCTCTGGTTCTTATGTATTCCGCTGTCTTTTTGACAGACTGTCGCATGTTAGTTGCTGTTTTGTAACCTAATAAATCTCTTGCTTTATCTGAAGAACACACTGCTAACTTGACTTCTTTGGGCCTATCTTTGTGATGTATAGGATCTAAATTAAGTCCAGTTTCATTTGCACAGGCTTCTGCTAACTCATTGATTGTTATAGGTTCTTCGTCTGGACCAATATTGATTACCTCACCCACAACATTATCTTGGAATGCAAGTGCATTCAAACAGTACAAACAATCATCTATGTAACTGAAGCATCTCTGTTGTTCACCATCACCGTAAATGATAGGTTGTTTGCCTTGTAACATTCTGTTCAGCATAATAGACATCACGTTCCTAAACGGATCATCATACTTCTGTCTAGGTCCAACTATGTTATGTGGTACAGCAATCACATATTCTACTCCGTGTGTTTCACACAAATTTCTTAATACATCCTCACCGGCTTTTTTTGCAATACCGTATGGATCTTGTGGACGACATTCATAATCTTCTTTATATGGCATCTCATCGTGGTGTCCGTACCTAGCCATACTTGAACAATACACAATACGCTTAACTTTGTTTCTAATCGCCGCTGTGATAGTCGTGACTGACGCTTCAAATATATTTCTTGTAACAAGCACTGGAGAGAATACCGATAATCCTTCGTATGCTGTCGCGGCAGTGTGATATACAATATCACAACCTTCCATTGCTTTTGTTAAATTTTCTAAATCACAACAATCTATTTGATGAAATTCAACATTCTGCGGAACGTTGTCAGTGTAGCCACCTATCATGTTATCATTACCAGCCACTGTGTGACCTTCCGCTATCATCAAGTCTGCTAGATGAGAGCCAAGAAATCCTGCAACACCTGTTATAAAAATTTTCATTTGCAGTATTTAATTTTGATTACTTTCGGACAAAAACTTTGTCAGGCCAATGCTCAATAAGTGGTCTGAAACCCATGGACTGTATATGCTTTTCTATTTCTATATTGCTACTTCCGTATTTTTTTGTATTGTTATTCAGTTCGATCATCAAATAAGTAACACCCTCAAGTGTGTTCACAGCACCCTTTAATACTTCCATTTCGTATCCTTCAACATCGATCTTTATCAGATCAACGTCATCTAATTTCATACTATCAATTGTGATCATAGGAATACTACCTTCACCTATTATCCTTTTGCTTTGTGTAAAATTATCTTCTGATAATGAAATTAATTTTTGTTCGGATCCTACGGCCAATTGATGTGTTTCTATATCATCACTGACATTTTTTACCAGGCATTTGTAGTGTAGACTGTCTGGCTCAAATGCAACTACCCTACCACAAAATTTATTCATAGCCATGCTCCATGTACCAACCCACGCACCAATATCTAATATATGATTAAATCTTTTATCTTTATCAACACAGTAGTCAGTAAATTTAAGTAGGCATTTGTTTTGTGTAAATGGTTTACCTGCTTTCCATTCATCAAAATGTATATCATTTTTAGGTACCCAAAAATTATTTACTTTTTCAATTTCCATTTGTAAAAATATAATTAAACTCTTTTTCGTTACGCTTATGCTGTGATTTAAGTTTAAAACCTAATGCTTCTATCATTGCAATATAGTTAATATGCTTATTATCTATTTCGATTAATATTTCTTTTGCATTCTGAAAAACATTCATTGACCCTTCAATGACTTTGTCCTCATATCCATCAACATCAATCTTAATATAATCAGGTTGAGGCAAGATTTTTCTTTCTACTAAAAAATTTAATGGCAGTTGTGTACATCCATGATAATAATCTCCCTTCTCTCCAACAATATTACTTGCTACACCTTCATGCATATTTGTGACCCTCATTGTCGAGAGGCTAATTTTATCACCAAGTGCTATACAATATGCACTACAATTTTCTAATTTGTTTAAATTTATACTGTCTAGTAAATTCTTATAACTGGCCGCATGTGGTTCAAATGCAAAAACCTTGTTCTGTTGCATTACAGCACTGTATAAAGTGTAGATGCCAATATTGGCTCCTACGTCAAAAAATACACTGTCTTTTGGAAAGTTTTTTATCCAATTAATCGTTTCTGGTTCTTTGCTTAAAATCCTATCCACTCTATTTTTAATATAATTTTTTTGATCCTTGTTATTTGCAAATAAAATTTCTTTATTGTTTGTATTGAATACAAAATGTTCGTTAGAGTAACTTTTTAATTTTGGCATTATAAAAGTCCTTTGTCCATTAGTATTTCAACTGCTTTCCCGTTGGCTATTTCTTCTGGTGTGAACTGCTGATATGCCAAACTGTAAAGCCAATCTTCGCAACCAACAAAAAATGGATTTTCGATATCTGCAAGTTCCTGTCCACCAACTTCTTTTGCAAAACTTTTTTCGTCACATATCACAGGTATACCCATACACTGTGCTTCAACGGCAACAATAGAACAACTAGTAACAACCACCCAAGCATCTTTGAGATCCTCGGATAGGGGAACCTTGGCTTCGCTTGGTCCCGATGTTCCCCTGCCCCGTGGCTTGTGTCGAATTTTAATTGGTCTATCTGTATATCTTTTAATTTGCTCAACTGTGTCATTTGTCCAATTAGGCTTGTCTAAATAATTGTGTATGCTGTCGGAACTAGGACACACTAATACATAACTGCCTTTGAAGTCTGGTGCTTTAATTTTAATGCCAAATTTATCAAACCTATCAGATTTACACATTTTGATGTATGATGCATGAATTTTATTTTTACAAATACGCCAGTAATGATTGTTTGGCTTAAGATTGTTGTTATCAAATCTACCAAAGTAAGGAGTATCTGTAAACCAAAACTGATGCTTACGTGCTTCAAGTTTTTTTACCATGGACATATTGTTGCCTACAAATCCCCAGAACATTGAATTAGCAACTGGCTCTATTTCAGTTTGATTGTCTAACATTTCAGTTTGTTCCGGCCAAGACTTCTGCACACCGTTGAAAACTTCGTATGCTTTGCTGTCTTTGTTACTAAATGGTGCGTAGATTGTTAGCATCTATAAATTCTTTCAATTGTTGTGCCCACTGTATATGTCCTTCCGCTGACGGATGAGGATCACTCGGACTTACTATTAATTTTTTATCAGAAATAAATTCGAGGTGACTAACCTTTGGACTAAAAAATCTGTCCATATTGATTGCATTTCTAATCACTGTAAAATCTTCTGTGCCGTTGCCAAAGTCATTAGGCAGAGAGTTGTACATTACATATGGTATTCGGTTACGTTCAAAGTAATTTTGTAAATCAAACACATTGTCTAGGAAGTTCATTGTTAAATTATTTTCAATATCCCATCCTTTATTTCTTCGAATGAAACTTACATTATCTAATGTTTTCCAGGTCCTCCATGTCAATTCTGTGCCTGGAATACGTCCTTTCTTCCATCCATCATCAGTGATATAATCATTTCTGACTGCACTGGACCAGCCTATTACGGCAAAGATATTCTTGTCTTTATTCTGCTCACACCAAACTTTGGTCGAGAAACTAACCCTGGTGTTGCCCCTGCCACCCATTGCAAGATTTATCAAGTCCAACTTGTAATCTTCTGCTAAAATTTTTGTGGTAAAAGTATCTACACCATCTTTGTTTCTTGGTGTAAGGAAACTGCATCCATTTGATAATAATTTGCTCATGCTGTGTTTTAGTTGTATAATTATAAAGTAGTTATTGGCAAAATGCAAACATGAAAAACATTGATTCTATCAAATACTTTTTAGACCGATGGGAAACTGTTGACAACAGTTACAACTACACTGTGCCTTATCATGAATCTGTTGATCCACACTTTTCCAGTTTACCAACATTTGTTGCAGAGTTTCATAACTGCAAAATTCACAGTTGTCCTTTACTTGCTACAATGCAGAACAAATTGATAACAAATTACATATGGAATCTCACACATAAAAGTAAATTTAAACCAAACAAATCACATAGGCTGTGGAAAGACTGGGGAGACCATGTCGAAGTCAATCTACCACCTGTAACACGAAGTTTTGACGAAACATATCAGTACGTTTGGTTGCCCATAGACGAAGATAGTGCTGAGAATCCATGGCATATATGGATAGATGTCATAAGCAAATTTAGACTAATGGAGAAAAGATGGTCAACAAATTTTGCTCGATATACATATGTACTTGCGAATCACAGTGCTTATTTTGAAAAGGTCTTGAAAGAATTATTTCCAGATGTGAGAGTGGTCGTGATGCCCAAGAACGAAACATGGCAATTCAAACATCTATTGGTTCCAAGTCTTAGTAATTCAAAAGACGGAGTCATCACACCGCATATGCCACAATGGCTAAGACACTTTAAAGGACTTGTAAAGTTAAAAGGCATCACTCCGTCTAGGAAAATAATTGTTCTTCGACCTGGTGCAAAAACAAGGAAAATAACAAACTCTGAAGAACTTGTTCTTGCACTCAAAGGATGGGAAACAGTTGCATTAGAAACAATGACCATCCGAGAACAGATGAAAACATTTGCAGAAGCAACGCATATTGTTGCGGCACATGGTGCAGGATTAATAAATCTATTATGGTGTAGTCCCGGTACAAAAGTTACCGAGATACAACATACAAAAATGATACACAAGAAAGTATATCCAGTTCTGTCTCATCACCTAGGACTAACACATGAACTGTATCTTGCTGATACTGTTCCTATTCAATTACAAGACGGAAAGAAACCCAAGGGTGTAGGCAAGTTAGATAAAGATGGTCATTTCAAAGTCAATGTGCCGGACTTAATCAGTCATCTAGATTAACTTCGGGAAATTTTTCTTTTAGAAATTTGTGTATTTTTGACGACTGATGATACTTGTCACCGCCTGCTGAATGCAAGAAATACGTATTATCATAGTTCCAATTTTTCTTCAAACCATTGTTTTTTACATTGAACATTGGATCCATGTCTTGGTACCCCACGCCACTTTCTATTACTGCCCAATTTAAAAACTGTCCATCATCACATTGTCCATCAAACTCCATAAAACGTTTTACCCAAGGCATCATTGTATCTCTGGCCTGCTTGGTCAATATCCATACACCGGTTTGAAAAAATATATCGCTGACTTTCTGTGGATCGCAATCTTTCAAAATAGTATTTTGGAATTTTGATTTTATTGTAGATGCTGTATTTCCTCTGTACTTCCTATATGCTGGTGATTTAAATTTAGAAATATCGTTATATTTTTCAAATATGTCTGGTGCATGGTCCAGTGCAAATACATCTGTGTCTACGTAAAGCACTTGGTCATATTTGTCTAGCCAATCAGAATTAAACCAAAGATCAAATCTTTCCCAGGTAGGGTGCATATAATGAAAGACTGGTTTGGTAATCCTTTTAAAATCGTGTCCAAACTTATCACAATATTTTCTAAAACTATGTTCAGAATATTTCTCTACTGTATTTGATGATATACCATTAAACTTTGGATTGTCATACAGGTTTATATCAATGTAGTATTGTATAACAAGGTTTTTCATGAAAAATATTTATGTATGGTAACAACGCCAACTTAAATATCAAAAATGAAAATCAAATTGGTTACATCTTACAAACCAGGCACATGGCAACAATTTGCAAAACGTGGAATACATTCGATGGTACAGAATTTACCCGAAGGTGTAGATATCTTTCTTTATTGCGAAGAACCAAAACCAGCAGACGTTGATCCTAAGATCACTTGTATTGATTTGAATAACGCCGAGCCTGAACTCCTAAATTTCAAAAGCAAATATAAAGATGACCCAGTTGCCAATGGAAAACTACAAACCATCGACGGCGGAGTGCGTAGACCTGTTGAACTAAAAGGACTAGACAAGGACAAGGAATCATTTCTTTGGGACGCAGTGAGATTTTCTAATAAGGTATTTTGCATTGTAAATGCTGTGCGTAATTCTAAAGACTACGATTATGTTGTTTGGTTGGATTCTGATACATTTACATTTAGACCTGTACCCATTGATTTCCTTACAAATATATTGCCAACAGACACAATGTTGACTTATCTTGGCAGAGAAAAAGTTTATCCCGAGTGCGGATTCGTAGGATATAATCTAAAGCATGAACACATATTAGATTTTATAAATGAATGGGAACAGTTGTACGTAACTGGCAACGTATTCAATTTGTTGGAATGGCATGATTCGGCAGTGTTTTGGGAATTGTCAAAAAAATTTATTCAGGAAAAACACATCAAAATAAACGATATTGGTTACACGCAAGGTGTTGTAGGACATCATGTATTTGTAAACAGCGTACTAGGATTATACATGGACCATTTCAAAGGCATGAGAAAAACAAAACGCACATCAACTAGAAAAGACCTACAGCAGAATCTAGACATAGACTACTGGAAAAAAGTGCCACCAGCGTAACCAACCATAATTACATTAAATGAAAAAGATTGCATTTGTTACAGGAATGACAGGACAAGATGGTCCTTACCTAGCCAAACATCTATTAGAGAAAGATTATAAAGTTTATGGTTTGGTAAAAAGATACAGCAATCCAAATTTGACAAATCTAAATTACCTAGGTATAGAAAACGATGTTGAACTGATTACAGGAGACATAACAGATGATGCCAACATGAATCATTTGGTAAGAACTATACGTCCAAATGAATTTTATAACTTGGCCGCACAAAGTTTTGTTGGTGCCAGTTGGGAACTAAACAAACAGACAAGTGAAGTGAATGGCATGGGCGTCCTAAACATACTAAACGCAATAGTAAATCAAAATCCTCTGACAAGATTTTATCAAGCGAGTACAAGCGAACTGTATGGCAATGCCAACATAGAAGGGGTACAAGATGAGAACACACCTTTTCATCCACGTTCACCATACGGCGTGTCGAAACTTTATGCTTACTGGATGACTGTAAACTTCAGAGAAAGTTACAGCATACATGCTTCCAACGGAATACTATTCAATCATGAATCCCCTATACGAGGTAAAGAGTTTGTAACAAGAAAAATTACAGACGGAGTTGCCAGAATAAAATTAGGATTAGCAAAAAAACTTACTTTAGGAAATCTAGATGCAAAAAGAGATTGGGGATTTGCTGGTGACTTTGTTGAAGCCATGTACACAATGGTACAACAGAAAGATCCAGGAGATTACGTAATATGCACAGGAGTGCAACATTCTATAAGAGAATTATTAACCCATGCTTTTAGAACTGCTGACATCGAAGATTGGGAACAATACGTTGAGTCTGATCCGCGTTTCAAACGTCCAGCAGAAGTACATGCACTGCATGGATCATATACAAAAGCAAAAGAAAAATTAGGATGGGAACCTAAAACTGAATTCAAAGATATGATTGCTTTGATGGTTAATGAAGATATCAAGAGACTCACCCATGATATACGTTAGTGCAACTAACAGAAGACTTACTGAAAAATATGTAGACTGGGCGGTACAAGGTTTACCGGGTTCTAAAAAATTAATGCCTACAGAAATAATTGGCAAAACAGACTGCACAAAAGCAGTCCTATTTGGTGTGCTACGTGGGACACATTTAGTTTATAAATGGGCCGAAAAAAATAAAATAGATTTCTACTATATGGACCGACCTTATTGGGGGGAGACAAGGAACGCCCCTTTTTATACAAAAATAGTTAAAAACAATCATCTAAAAAACTGGCAAGAGAACAGACCAGATGATCGTTTCAAAAATTCATTTCCGTGGCCTATACACCCATGGAAGAAAGATGGCAAAAATATAATAGTATGTCCTCCATCTAATGCTATGCAAGAATTTTTTGGAGTACATAATTGGCTTGATCGAACACTACAAACACTAAAGGCAAATACTGACAGACCTATTATAGTCAAGAACAAAGGCTATAATCCTATTATAGGATTGGACAAAGACGGAGGTTATATTGTGACAGGCAAGGACAATACAAAACCTAGTGAACCAATCGATTGGGACAATGCTTATGCAGTTGTTACATATAATTCAAACATAACATTAGAAGCAACAACCAGAGGAATACCATGTTTCACTGACCCGCACAATGCGTGTGCACCTATATCAGAAACTGATTTCTCAAAAATAGAAAAACCTAAATATGTGGAAAGAGAGCCATTATATCATTCTATGGCCTATGGACAATTCACAGCGGAAGAAATTAAAAACGGATATGCATGGAAAGTATTAGATGAAAGTTGAGATATTTAGAAGAACGGTGAAAGATAGACGTAGAGGTGCCAGTTGGGACCTCCTACAATACATGGCGGAAGGTGTAAAAGCATGTGGTGACGAACCTGTCATTGTAAATGAAAATATGGTTGGGCCATGGCAGAAAGACGAAATGGAACCAACAGCACCGATAGGTTGTATGTTTGGGTATGGTGGTACAAATCAAAGGCATCACACAAAAGGTCGAAGACTAGATCTAGTTGAACGTGCAAAGAAAAAAGGCATATACATTATTACATTCGACGGAGGACTACTATCTAGTTTTGGTAATGTGCATGGACCTAATCACCATTGGCGAGTATCTTTATATTCTCCCATGAACAACGGAAACTTCTTAAGTGATAATTCGCCCCCTGACAGATGGGAGGCGGCCAAATCTAGATGGAATGTCAAAAGTGAGGAATGGAGGAAGAGTAATCAAGACGATCCCATTATGTTTGTGTTGCAACCTAAAGATAACTGGAGCATGAACGAACTTGATCCTATAGAATGGTTTCATAATGTATATGAAAAATTAAGACCTATCACAGATAGAAAATTTATTGTAAGGCCTCATCCAAACCATGTTGTCAACATAGAAGAACGCATAAGTGAATTTCCCAAAGATGTGGAAGTACACATTGGTCAAAAATATTTTAAAGGAGATGAGAAAAAGTACTACAGATTTCATTTCCAAGAAGCAATAACTAATTTACATGCTGTTATTACTCACAATTCTACTGCCGGTGTCGACTCTTGCGTTCGTGGAATCCCTACCTTTAATACCTCAGATCTTGCAATTAGTTGGCCTGTAGCAAACAAAGACTTAAACAATATTGAAACTCCAGAATATCCTGATAGGACTCAGTGGCTTTACGATTTAGGATACAAATTATGGAGTGAGAATGAAATAAGGGACGGCACAGTTTTCAAAAGATACAAAACAAAGTTAGGACTATAATGTGTGGCATATACGGTATAACCGAACACGATCCAGAATTTATACAACAGTTCGTTAAGACATGTGAACACAGAGGACCTGATGGCGACAAGGTTTGGTGGGATCCAGATCATAAACTAACACTTGGTCATAACCTGTTAAGTATCATGGCCAATCCACAACTGTCTATACAACCATGGAAGACACCAAAAGGTAACACACTTGTATACAATGGCGAAATATTCAACTACTACGAACTAAAACAAAAATATAACGGAAAAGGTTTTGCAGGTATTACTGGATGTGATACAGAGTTGTTGGCATGGGGGCTAGATGAGTTTGGATTAGACTTTATAGACGAAATAGATTCAATGCATGGATTTGCATATTACCGCAAAGACGAACAACAACTTTGGCTATCTAGAGATCATGCTGGTATAAAGCCATTATACTATGCCCAAGTTAAAGAAGGATTGGTGTTTGGATCAGAAATAAAAGGCATGTTAGACAAGGTACCGGGAAGCAGAAAGATGGATAACCTTGCAGTAAGTTTTATGGCAAGGACAGGAATAAATGCACTGCGTAATACTTTTTTCACAGGTATCAAAAAGTTATTGGCGGGAGAAACAATAATCTACGACATAACAAAAAAACAGATTATTAAAACACACAGAGTGCATATCAAACCAACCAGTGATAAAGATTTTGATGAGAAAGAATTTAGGAATATGACACACAAAACAGTCGAGATGTGTTCTATTGGGCGAAGAAAGATTGGAGTATTCTTAAGCGGTGGTCTAGATTCTAGTGTTGTTGCATATGAACTAAAACAAATAAAAGGCGAAGCAAACACATTTACAAATAGAATGGAGCCCAATGTAAAAGCAGATGAGGATTACAACAGTGATGCCAACTGTGCAAAAATATTAGCCGAACAAAATAATTTTAATCATAAAGAAGTTGTAATTACACCCGAGGCATTCATAGACAAGTGGGACGACAGCATATATTACATGGAGCAACCTGTCTACAATCCTAGCATGTCTATGTACTGTTATACAAACAAATTTCTTGCGGACAATGATATAATTGTAACATTAGCAGGCGATATGGGTGATGAGATACTAGCAGGTTATCCAAAGTATTGGAAAATGAAAAATACAGAATTTTTAAAGAAAAAAATAGGAAAAAAGAAAATAGAAAGTTGGGATGATGTGCTAAAACTTTGGTTGAATCGTATAAAGCGTCCACTAAAATTAACAGACAATCCTATAAGTGACGATATTCTATTAAAAGAATTTAAAAAATGTTATGAAGGTGAACTATGGAATCCAAATGATCCCATAGGCTCTCATATGGCTCTAGATTGTGTTGCCCAGGTGCCCGAGGAGATGTTCAGTAGGAACGACAAGTACGGCATGGCATACAGCATGGAAGGACGATTCCCATTAGCGACAAAAACTTTTATGAGATACTGCATGAGTATTCACACAGATAAAAAATTAGGACCAGATAAAAATGATACAAAAATTCTTATTAAAAAAGCATATGCAGGCAAACTACCTAAAGAGATTATAAACAAACAGAAAACAGGATGGACAGTTCCTGTTGGACATTGGCTTACAACAAGTGCTAGTGGTAAACTTAACAATTTCTATAAGGAACGTACAGGTACAGCATCTAAACTTGATGTAACAAAAGCAAGTCAAAAAGCAGGCAAGGCACTAATACCTGCATGGATTGTTAGTGACTGGATTAAAAAATACGACATGACAAGGTAGCGTAAATATTTCACAATGAAAATTAAAGTTATTACATCATACAAACCTGGAACTTGGAATCAGTATGCCAAACGGGCAGTTGACAGTGTACTACAACATTGGCCTGCAGATACAGATGTGGCAGTATATCATGAATCACAAACACAAGATATATTCGAACATCCAAGAGTGCAATGGTTAGACGTCCATGAGGTGCAACCTGAATTATTAAAATTTAAAAACAAATACAAAGATGATCCTGTAGCCAATGGTGAAATACAAGAGATACCAAACGGTGTGAGAAGGCCAGGTCCGATGCCATCTAAAGGTTCGTTCCAATGGAATGCTGTAAGATTTTCAAACAAAATATTCTGTGTCACACATGCAATCAAATATTCTACTGGTTATGATTATGTAATATGGCTTGATGCTGACACATATTCTTTTAGATCTATGCCACAAAATTTTCTAGAAAAATTATTACCTGAGGATAGTTTAATCACATACTTAGGACGACAAAATCCTACATTGGGAGACAAGGGTAAAGATCCGGAGTGTGGATTTGTTGGATACAATCTTAATCATCCTGAGATACAAAATTTTAACAATGATTGGGAAGACCTTTATATAAATGCAGGTATTTTCAAACTTACAACAGGATGGACCGACTGCTCATCTCTTTGGTATCTATCAAAAAAATATCAAAAGGACAAAGGCGTAAAAGTAAACGATATTGGATATGGAAGTGGTGTTAAAGGTCATCATGTATTCATTAACAGTGTGCTTGGACTATACATGGATCATTTCAAAGGAAACAGAAAAGATACAGGCACTAGTAGTAAAAAAGATTTTAGGCCGCAGTCACGTGCTGAAACAAAAGATATCACACAACTGGACTATTGGAAAAAAATTAAAAATTAATGAAACTAGAAGTTTGGACACAACACGGACCACTCAATTCAGAACCCATATTCAAAGCGTTTGTAAAAAGTCTACAAGATGCTGGAGACGAAATTTTTATAAACAAAAACAGTGACGCTGACGTGGCTGTTATCTGGAGTGTGCTATGGCTAGGCCGGATGCGGAACTATAAACATATATGGCAGAGATACAGACAGGCTAACAAACCAGTTGTAGTGCTTGAGGTTGGCGGACTAAGAAGGAATAAGAGTTTCAAGATTGGAATAAATGGTGTCAATAGGAAAGCAGACTTTGCCAATCAGGAAGTTGACGACAAAAGGTGGCATCTGTTTCAACACGATTTAAAACCATGGAAACAGAGAGGACAGACTATAATTTTGCTTGGACAACATCATGCATCTGAACAGTGGGCCGGAATGCCTGACATGAGAAAATGGTTCGAACTTCAAGTACAAGAGTTAAGAAAGTATACTGATCGTCCAATACAAATAAGGCCTCATCCAAGAAATAATGTAGGATTCGATATCAAAAAATATCCCAACGTGACTCTTCAAAGTCCTATAATGGACGCCAGCACAATAGACGATACAAATTTTAAAGATATACT